AATAAAAAAGATAATATTCTTTATATAATTTTTGCATTTTTGGGAACTCTCCCTGTATTATTCTTAAATATTTTTCCAATCTTGTTTTGGGGAATATTCCTATTTTTTTTGATACTTTTGTGTCTTTCTCTAGGAATATTGGGTATTTTCATCATAATAGCAATGATAACTACAGTTATAATATCAGCAGTTTATATTTTTGGAGGCAAATAGCCTCCATTTTTTATTCCTTGCTTTCCTCGTACCTCATCTCTGCTTCCTGTATCAGTTCCTCTGCTCTTGCTTGCCAATATTCCAGTTCATACAAGCTACAGGACATCAGCGTCTCATAGCTCATATTTAAACTGCTTTTATATTCATTTGAAAAGTTTAATGCTTCAAGAATATCAGTTACTGTATCAAGCAGCTGTATTATTTCTGGTCTTCTTTCTTCATTTCTTCCTCTTGTGCTTCCGTTTCCTCTATCACGAAATTCTCTGTATCGTCTGCTGAACCCAAGCCTGCGTTCAAAAAACCCTTAGTTTTATTCAAAACTTTTATATAATCAGTTCCTTTAAGCCCAAGTAAGTCACCGTATTTGATTCCGCTGGCTTTCGACGCAACTGTTAAAGCCCAGCCGTCTTCAAGCTCCTTTACTGTTGCCCCTTTATTTCTTGCCTTATATTCTTTCTCTGCAAAAACTAAATCTTGCCCTGACAACTCTTCTAAATCTAATACAATCTCCTTAATATTTTTTGCTCCAAATTTATATTCTCTTCTTAATTTAATTACTTCTGCCATTTTATATCCTCCTAATTTTTTACATTAATCCTAACAGTCTTCTGATTTTTCCATTAGTTTCTCCGTTTATATTACTAATTCTATTAAACACATCAAGAAGTGCTATTTCTTTACCATCTATCACTACTTTATAATAACTTAATGATAAATCAAGCGATGCTTCAAGTTTGTTCCCTGGTTTTAGTTTTGGTCCATCAAACTTTTTAAGCATTCCTTTAAAAGTTACATCTAAACCTATATAAGTTGGTGCATGTGTTATTCTGTTCATCTTCTGAATTACACCTTTACATTCAATCATTAACTCTCCTTCGTTATTAAAATTCAAAAGAGTTTCATCTATACATTCCATTTTTATTTTTGCTTCCAGTTTTTTATAGTGTCCTGTAAGCACAGCGTCGTATTCTGACACCATTCCGATTTGATTTAAACTTACAGTTGCCGTTTCCAAATTAGGCAGCTCCACTTCACCAATTCCTACCAGATTATTTTGACCATTAATAAATATTTCAACATCATTTAACGCTACTGGTATATTTGCTTTTCCCATTTTTAACCTCCTAACTTCCTAAATTATTTGCAAACGCCTGTAAAGCATCCACATCGTATTTTTTCTTAAATGTCATGGATTTTAATCCTGGTGCTACACCAAGTTTTATAATCCAAGTAACATCTCCGTTTATTACATTTGTTAAATTGTTATCTTCTTCTGATAATACAGCCTCTGCAGCAAGGAAATGATTAGCTGCAACAAGTCCATTCAACCTTATGTTCATAGATTTTGTAATAGTTTCAGCTAATTTAAGTGTAAATCTCTTATCTATGCTATTAAAATAACTTATTACCAGCTCATTTCCTATATACTTGAACATTCTGCGAGTATAGCCAAACTTGTCTTTCGGATCTGTTGCCAAAGGATTCTTGGCTGTTTCAGTTCCCCAGCAACGCCACCCTTTAAAGTTTATTGCTGTTACAGCTCCGTTTTTATTCAAAAAATTTGCTTGCTGCTCTTTATCCAGCATTATCTCTTCAAAATTTCCACTTGAATTTTTATATGCTAAGGCATCTATTTTATAAGCGTGATTCGAAGGTGCTTGCGATGGAATATTATCATTTTCTGAATCTACTTTTAATGATAATGCTCCATAGTGGATAGAATGAAAATACACATTTCCTGAAAGTTTTGGGTAACCGTATAAAATTATCTGATCTTCTGACAATATATTTTTACTGTCTTTCCAAGATACAATTTCATCATATCTTTTATCTGCAGGTGCGTTTATCAAAGCTATTGCCTCAAACATTCCTGAATTTATATTTTTAGCTTTTGTCGCCATTACAGCTGCTACTGCGCTGTCGCTTGAAAAATCTGGCACATCAATAAATGCTGGAAGTTCCGAAAACTTCAAATACACTTCATCAATCAAATCAAGCCCCGTTCTCTGCATCGTGTTAATGTTGTATCCGCCGATTGCTTCCTCTTTTTTCACTTTTGTCAAATCTACCTCATAATATTCAATATCAATTTTGTTATTATTTGGTGCTGTTGCATAAATTTCAAGCCCTTCATCCGTCCATAAATATTTTGCGTCCGATATTTCAGAACTTGTTGAATTATCTTTCACAACAAGGGTATCTGTTATTATTTTGTGGTTTTTCACAAGCACTTTTCCGTTTTTTATTTCCAGTCCTTGTACTGTTTTTTTGTTATCAGACTTATGTTTATCCAAATCCAAAATATTTACAACAAATAAAGGTGCTACTGCATAAAGCTCAAAAAATACTTTTACTGCCTGAGAGATACTGAAGTTTAAATCATAAGTATCTCCAAAGTATTCAACAGCTTCTCTTAGCGTTCCAATTCTCACAACTTCATTAGTTTTCCTTTTTTCTTTTTTAACTTTATGAATTGGTGCCATTCCTACGATAAAATGCCCATAATCGAGCGTAACAGGCAAATTTATATCACTTGCTGCTTCCGTTTGATACGTTCCGTGTTTATACGCCATCATTTTCTCCTTTCACACTTTCTAAAAGTTCATCTGTTAGTTGCTCAAGCAAAATTTCATTCTTTTCTGCAAAAGGTAAATCATCTGCTTTAATAAGCAATTTTTCAAGTAAAGGATATTTTTTTCTTATTTCTTCAATTTTTTCTCCAAAATATATCCCGCTCTTGTTAAGTCTCACATCAGGCAAATCAATATTCTTGCCTATATAAACATATCTTGTTTCTGTTTCCATTTTTCCTCCTATAAATTTGTATATTCCGACACAATAGGCTCTGCATAAGCTGTAAATTTTAGCCTAGAATAAAAATATGGATTAGCCTGATCGCTATAAAAAGCAACCTTGATTTCTTTATTCTGTTCCAATACAAACTCTGCATTCCCGATATTATTTTTAACCCTTGTTGTTTCTTCAAGAAGTTTTCCGGCTATATATCTAGCCATTTCTAAATTTTTCAGATAATCCTCTTCTTTTTCCTCTTTCGTCCCAACCCAAATTTCAAAATCAGAAAAAGCGTTATAATATCCAACTCCAGCTCTATCCTGTCTAAACTCTAATGCTCTTAAAATTACAAATGGAAAATAATCGTTTGTCTTTTTTCCGTTTTCTCTATCTTCAAAGCTATTTGAAGGTAAAAAACCTCTATAAACATTAAATCCTTTTTCTTCCATTATTTTTTTAAGAAACTCATAAATCTTTTTTTCGGTATTAATCATTATCCCAATATCCTTCCAAGTTCGTGATCTATTCTCATATTAAATTTCTCTTCCATAAATCCCTGTAAATAATCAAGAATACTTAATTCTCCAAGCATTTGAGGGGCAGATGGTCCCACTCTACGTTTTATTGGCAAAGATTTTCCTGTTTCTCTTGTAAATGCCCCCAATCTTCCATCAGAATAAGCGATAAAGGCGTTTGGTAAATCTCCACCTTCTCCTTTTTTGACTACTGCTGAAACCATTGTTTTTCTTCTTGTTTTTGGATTTAATTTGAAATGATCTAGCCCAATCATCCCCCCTTTTGAATTTATTTTTCCAACCAAGTTTCCTGGACTGGCATTAAATACGTTTATTGATTCTGCCAATTTTCCTCTTGCAACAGTATACATTGCAGCAGTTCTTCTCATTTGCTCCGTTTTCGTCATCGCAAGAGAACGATTTACTGCAAATGCCACAGCTTTTGGAAATTTATCAGGAAATTGACTCAACGCACTTTCTACTTTCTCTAGTTGCTGTGGATCTAATTTGATGTCAAACATTTAGACCTCCTCATATTTTGCCAAATCTATCTCGTGTATTCCCATATCAAATTTACTTAGCATAACTTCATAAGTTTCTCCATCCAATGTCATCATTTCCCCTGGATGCGGCTTAATTCTTAAATCCTTTTCTCCAACAAAGACTGTAAATCCTTCCTGAAAAGTTCCCTCTTCCTGTGTAATAAGTCCATTTTTCTGCTTATTCTGAAATTTTTCCTCATCAATCACACATTTAATTTCACGTCCATTAAAAGTATGCGTTGTACCAAATTCATCAATATTCAAAAATACATTTTCAATATCATTGGCAACCATTTCTTTAAAATTCATAATTATCACCTATTTATTTTTATTCTTTTTATCTTCTTTATCATCTTTTTCTATATCTTGATTATCTTCATCAACTGAAGTTTTAGATACTACTTTTTCAGCAGTATCCTTTATTTCTTCAATCAATTCTCTTTCAAGACAGCTTTTTACAACTGATTTTTCCAAAATATCCACTTCTGCCCCTGCTTCATAACTAACGCCACTATAAATCAAAGGCTTTAATGCTTTATACTTCATCATAACCTCCTATTTAACTTTCAATATTTTTATAGCTTCTATGTCATAAACTACTGGAAGCGGTCTTGATTCTGTTCTAATTTCCACTGTATTTGATTTTGAATCTTCATCAGTAAATACCGAACGCTCTGCCACAATAATTCCTTGCTTTACATCCGCTGCTGGTCCATAGACAATTGTATTGTTGCTTGGTGCTAATAAAACTTTACCTTCAGGGATAAGTGGCTTATTTTCATACGTTTTCCCATCATCTTTTAATACAGAATGTTGTGATTGATAAGAATAAATAGGCAATCCAAATGGTGCAAGAGTTCCAATATAGATTGCTCCACCTGCAACTTCTCTAGGATTGATTTCTCCTGCGTGATAATTTCTAATATCCAGTAATTTCTGAATTTTTTCATTTTCTACAAATAATTTTGCAGCCACAGGATCCATTAAAATCATTTCAGGTCTTAACCCTGTAGTTTCTCCAATTTTTGTTATAGCCGCCTGTAAATCTCCAATTATATCAGCATTAGGCTGTGTCCATAAAGTAGCAGGAGTAATTTCTTCAACTGTTCCGAATTTTATTTCTCCTTTTATTCCTTCGCCTTCCACAACAACTTTTCCATTAAACAATGCTTCAGTACACATAATTTCTTCACGTCTTGTAATTTGTTCCTCAAATTCTGCAAACGATTCGGCAAGCAAGTCCGCTTTTCTTTCTTCAGGACTTTTTCCACCATATATTGTTTCCCCTGCCGTTTTATTAAAAAATAACTCAAAAGCTGAAAAAGTTCTTTTTGGTGCTACTTTTGGAGCTTGAAAAAATTTGCTTTCATAAGTATTCTTTACCATTTCTGTTCCTGGAATAAATTCAGATACAAAAGGTGCTACAAGCTGTCTTCCTTTTCT